GCAGGAACATAACTGTTCCTGCCTGTCTGGTTAAGGTAATCGTTAATTATCTTTTCACGATCCTTCTTGCCAAATCTTTTTGCCATATTATGCAACTGCTTTCAGAAGATCGGCTCTTTTAGCTCTCTCTTCTTGCATTGCTTCGTATAGTTGGTGGCTAGTATTGTCGTGTGACTCAATCTCTGGATTATCCAAAGCAAGTTTCTGACAAGTAGCACCTTCTTCTTTGGTCAACTCATCCCAAAGTTTTTGGTCTGAAGATTCCTTAATTTTATAACCACCCATAGGACCACCTTTTTCTATTCTCCAATCACCAAGTCCACATAAAGTTCCTGCGTTAGTCAAAAGAGAAGTAATATTTAATTGACTAAAAGTAGGACTAATATATCGAATAGTAACCTCAGAACACCATCTAGGTAACTTAGCTCTAGTACGAATATCTGGAGTTCTGTTTATATCAGAAGAACGAACAACCGACATATTCATATAAGGCTTACCCCAAATATTAATGTGTTCACCTACAACGTAGATACCACGATTAATACCTGCTTTAGTCACACCTTCAGTTTCAAGAGCAGAAGTTGCCATACCTCTCTTGATGCCTGTAGAAGGAAAACTAAGATAAGCACCATCTTGACCATTGATGTAACAACTATCCACAAATTCTTCTTCGGGATTATGTTTAATATCCTTCTTCTGTGCGGCTGTTTTTTTAGCGGCTCCCATAAACAACGTACTCA